CACCACCGCCGCCTCCGCCGCCACCACCAGCAGCAGCTTCAACAACTATTGTACCTGTCATGCTAGAGTGGTTTTCACAAATATACTTATAGTTTCCAGAAATACCAGCAGGTATTTTCCAGAATAAAGCACCACCTATTCCTGCGTTTGCGTTTGCTCCTGTATAATAGTTCCCTAAATCAAGTGCAACTAATCCTTCATTATAATCTGCACCACCTGAAGTTTGAATTACAAATGGGTGAGTTGTACCACCAGCATCGCTTAAATCAAATCCAACAGTTGTTCCTGCTTTAACATAAATTGTTGGGTTATCGGCTGATCCATATTGGTCAAAACGATATGAAGATGAACCGTTATGTGTAACCTTTAATACGGTAGCAGCGTTTACAAAGCTGTTTTCAAATAACGCTTTATCTGCGTTGTTTGATGGTTGTTGACTAATATCCCCATAGGAAGGAGTAAACGTTACATTTCTCCAAGTATTATCATTACCGAAGTATTTTAAAATATCATTAGATTGTGGGTTTGAAATCGTAGTATCACTAATATCAGCCATAGCAACTGAACCACCGCCACCACTTTGAGCAACCCAAGCAAAGTCAGAACCATCCCAACTTAACACTTCGTTAGTTGAAGCACCACTTACATTAAGGTGAGCACTTACTGCGTTATCGTTATACGAACCGCCACCACTTTGTGAAATCCAAGCGTAATCGGAACCATCCCAACTTAATATATCGTTTGAACTTGCGCCGCTTTGATTGAGGTGACCATCAACAACAGTACCGA